CACGAATCAATGCCCGATTGCGCCCCGATCAACTAAAGACTGGCGAGCTGGCTGTGTCCATTAACGGACGCATGGACATTGATGGGGCTTGGCAACCGCGAAAAGGGTCTAATGCTTTTGGCCCTGAACTCGGTAATAGCGGTGAAGCGTTAATTGTCCCGTTCTACGTCTGGACCAACCGCACCATTACTAGTGCGACTCGGAGCACAATAACGGTTAGCATTACAACCTCTGTTGCTCACGGGTTTATTACAGGCACGCAAGTGGGTATCTCTGGGCTTACTGGAACTGTTAACCCTAATGGCAATCGCACCGTAACTGTAACAGGTTCAACAACATTTACATTCACCATCACGGGTGCTACGGGTAGCGAAACCTATACAATTGGCGGCAGTAACTTTGCTGGGGCTCCTCTTCTAAGCAGTAACATTAACAACGCCTACGGCTCTTGTTTGTTCTCTGATCCTTCAGATGACAACGACGAATACTTTGTTCTTGCCCTCAATTCTAAAGCCATTGCGGTTAATTGCGCGACAGCAACTACAACCGACATTGCCTATCCATCCGGTATCACCATAACGGACGATGTTGAGATGATTCAAGCGTTCAACAAAGTGTTTATTTTTAGGGATGGGCTTACGGCACTCTCTTGGAATGGTAGCCTTGTAAGTAGTCCAGCCTTTGCTAAGGTGGCAAACGGCTCATACGCTAACACGGTTTATTACGATGCGGCCACTAATACAACCATTACGGACGGTGTGGCTACGGTAAGCGAAACAGCTCACGGTCTTTCTGTTGGTCGCAAGATTTTCGTCATTAATAATGGCGCAACTAATCTAGTGGAAAACGGGGTGGGTTACGTTGTTGCGTCAGTTCCCAACGCAAATAGTTTTACTTTCTTTGCTCAAGTTGCAGATAATGCAGCCACTGTGGTTATTTATTCGGTGGCTCAGTCACAAGGACTTGGCTTTGTTCATATGCCCGCGCCCCCGTGGGGAGTCTATCATCAACGCCGCATCATTGCACCCTACTACTACACCTCTACGGGAACATCTGGCAGTGAAGTAATTACTAGCCGCAACGTCAGGGATGAGTTGATATTCTCCGACATTTTTGATTCAGACACCTATGACCAAATTCAAAATCAGTTCAAGGTTACAGCAGGCATCGCCGACTATTTGCAGTATGTCCACCCGTTTACTGACGACAATGCTGTGGTGCTCAATCGCAATAGCATTCATCTTCTTAGCGGGCTATCAGGTAGCCTAACGGACATCACGCTTAAAGAAATTACCCGCGAAGCTGGGCTTGTGGCCCGTCGTTCCGTTGTAACCATTGCCAATCAAATCTTCTTCCTTTCAGACAACGGTGTTTACGCAACAGCCTTCGGCGACCTCTATAATCTTCGCGGAGCAGGACTCCCGTTGTCTGATCCAATTGATCCAATTATCCGCCAAATCAACAAAGAGTATGCTGATAAGTCGGTAGCCATCTACCACAACAATCGTTACTACATCGCGGTCCCATTAGATGCATCCATCTACAACAATGCCATCTTGGTTTACAACTTACTCAACCAAGGTTGGGAAAGTGTAGATTTGATTGAGCAAGAAGGCTGGGACGTAGCCAACTTCATCACCTCTAGTGCCGGTGGCGTTAATAGGCTTTTTGCCATCAACCGATTTGGCGGCATCAATGAGGTGGAGTCCCGCGTAGATGATGTGGATAATATTTACACCTTTCCCGGCCTACCCTCACGTTTTTTCCACATTGAATCTGAAGCGTTAACCCGCGAGTTTACCTTTCAAAACCCAGAGCGCAAGAAGTTCAATAGCTTTGAAATCCATACGGAATCTAGCGAAAGCAACAACTCTGACGCTCTAATTGAAGGTGTGTCTGAAAACTTAGACAGCGACTTTGAGCTAGGCACCATATCAAGCATTCTAGGTGAGGTGCTCCCAGTAGGTGAAGACTCATCCTTGCGTGGTAGAATTGGCAACATTCGGGCTTACGGAATGCAACTTCGATATACTCCGACTGCTGGACGACCAAAGTTGCGTTTAGTAAAACTCACAGCATCACCTACATTCAGAGCTTTAACACAAGCCTCATAACATGGCAATTCTATCTAAAGGAGCAACGATTGTTGCCGACACGCAAGTTAGTGCAACCAACCTAAATAACTTGGTAGATGCAGCTACGTTTGTATCTGGCGCGGTTGACGGCACCACCACTCAGCTTTCAAGTGGAGCCATCATTGTTAAAGACCTTGGAATTACCCCAGCTAAACTAAGCACAGGTGGCCCAAATTGGACAAGTGGCGGCACACTATCAGCCGTAGCATTTTCTGGTCCCCTTACGGGAGCCGTAACGGGTAATGTAACAGGTAATGTAACAGGTAACGCTTCAACGGCAACGGCTTTTGCAACAGCGCGAACCATTTCAATTACCGGCGATCTCGCCTACACATCTCCTAGCTTTGATGGCACTGGTAACGTAACGGCGGCAGGCACCTTAGCAACTGTTGCTTCTGCTGGAACAACAGGTAGCTCCACCGCAATTCCAGTTATTACGATTAACGCCAAGGGACTAACAACTTCTATCACCACTGCGGCTGTCATTGCCCCGGCTGGCACACTAAGTGGCGCAACCTTGGCTTCAGGCGTAACAGCTTCAAGTCTGACAAGTGTTGGCACACTTGGTAGCCTTACAGTCACCAATCCAATTACCGGCTCCGTAACAGGAAGCAGCGGAAGCACCACCGGCAATGCTGCTACATCTACTAAAATTGCAAGCATCACTAATTCTGACATTGTTCAACTAACAGCCAGCCAGACATTAACAAACAAAACCCTAACCGCCCCAACCATTACGGGAGCTGGAGCCATTGCGGGTAATTTTACAGGCCCAATTACGGGTAATGTCATTGCTAGCGTTGCCAGCATTACGCTGCTTTCTTTGGTTCCCGATACAGGCTACCCAACAAGCGGAACCATCACTCTCAATCTTGCGGCTGCTAGTAATGCCGTCATTGAACTTGCTGGTAATAGCACGTTTGCGCTTTCTGGTATTGCTAGCGGGCAAATAAACATTGTGGCCCTCAAAAACAATACAGGTGGAAGTATTAACACTACTTGGCCAGCTTTTACTTCTGCTGGTGGTAGTTTTCCTGCTTCTCTAACGGCTGGGCAAGCAATGGTTGTTTCGCTCTATTCCTACGGCTCTACCACAGCAAGCGTTTACGCAGTTTCTTCCATCTAATTTTATGCCCTACGACCCACAGACAGGCGAGTATATACCCGACATGGGGCAAGGACCGGCGGTTAACGCTCCTGCGTCCAACCCGTTTGGATTTGATCCCGGTGACGCTACTAGTAGGTATCTTGCATCTATATCTGACCCACGGATTCTTGCAGCCCTACTTGGGGCAGAAGGCGCAGCTCGTCCCGCTTTTGGTGGTCTTGGACTTAAAGACCTTGAGCAATATACAAGCGGTGTTGCTCGGTTTGATACAAAGGCATTTCTTGACGCTCGGCCCGACATCCAAAATAATTTTAACAATGACCCGGGCTACGCTCAAACGTATGGAAGCCTAGAGCAATATGCTAAGGCTGCTGCTGATGCCGAAGGACTTACGTCTAATTTTACAGTTAAAGAAGGTGGTTCAGTTGATTTATTTAATGCCTTAAGCAAGGCTTCAAGCGGCGCAGAAGCGGCGGCAAATACAGCCGTTAGAACCGCTGCAACCGCTGACGTTAATGCCCTAGCCCCTCAACTTGCGGCTACTTACAATCAGTTAAATCCAGAGGTTCTTGCTAGTCTGAAACGAGCTGAAGCCCTCGCTACTCCCGGTGCTGACCCCTACGCTGGTATGCGTAGCGCGGTTGAAAACGCCAGACAATTTGGGAATCTGTCATTTACCCCAGCTCAAGCGTCTTTACTTGGTAATGCTCCACAAGTAGGTCTCGGTGGCTATAATGCTGCTCAAAACACTGCTGAAGGTTACAACGCAGCATTAGCCCAATCTGGTGGCTATCAATCTGAACGGGCAGCAGCGGAGAATTACAATGCGGCATTAGCCAAGTCCCAAGGATATACCGCTGAACGCGCAAATTCCCAAGGATACAATGCCGCCCAAACCACAGCGCGGGGATATACCGCTGAAACAGCTGGGTCACAGGGGTATAACACCCAAGGATATACGCCAGATAGCTATAATGCTGCTCAAGCTGGAACGGGAATGCAGACAGAAGCTGAGCGTTTGGCTCGTGGAAAACTTGGCGAATCGCTTTACAATCAGGCTTTACAAGCTGGGCCAAGCGCAGCCGCTCAATTGCTTGGTGGCCGTGCGGCACAATTTGCCGGTAGCACAGGTCAGCTTTCCCCTGAAGAACTGAGAAACATTCAGCAAGGCACCCGTGAAGCCTATGCTGCTCGTGGTATTGAGATGAGCAATCCAGCCATTGCTGCTGAAGCTGCGGCACGTTCTGGAGCAATGCGTCAACGTCAGTCCGAGGACTTGGCCCAAGCGGTGGCTCTAAATCAAGCTTACACTCAAGACCTTACCACCAACCGCAATTTTGGAACTGGTCTCTATGGTCAAGAAATTGGTCTGCAACAGTCCAATCAACAGGCTGCACTTCAAGCTGCACTTGCCAATCAACAAGCCAATCAAAATGTAACGCTGGCTAATGTTGGGGCAACGAATACAGCCAATCAATTCAATACTGGTCTTAAAGCTGATGCCAGTCAGTTCGGTGCAAACGCAGCTAACCAAGCGTCTCAGTTTGCCGCCAATGCAGCCAATCAGGTAGCTTTGGCTAACCAAATCGCTAGAAATACATCCAATCAATTCGGGGCTGACGCCAGCAATCAAGCTAACGCACTTAATCAAGCCGCGACCAACACAGCCAATCAATTTTCTGTTAATGCGGCTAACCAAGCAGCATTGCAAAATGCACTGTTAGGCACTAATGCAGGACAATTTGGCGCAGATGCAGCTAATCAAATGTTCTTGGCCAATCAATTGGCCACCAATACGGCCAATCAATTTTCCGCAAACTCCAGAAATCAAGCTGCATTACAGAATGCGCTATTAGGTTCTAATGCTGGGCAATTTGGTGCTGATGCTGCAAATCAGGCATTCTTAGCCAACCAGTTGGCCATGAACACGGCCAACCAGTTTGGGGCTAATGCTAGAAATCAAGCCAACACTACCAACCAAGCTGCAACCAACGCGGCTAGGGTTTTTGAAGCAGACGCAAGAAATCAAACTCAGCTTACCAATGCTGAGCTTACGGCTAAGTATGCCCTTGCCAATCAAGGAGCAAACAACCAATTTACGTTGGCCAACCAACTTGCCAATTTAGATGTTAATGCTCAAAACAGAACATTCTCAGCCGATCAAGCACAGAAAAACATTACCAACCTTGGAATTCTAGGGCAAGCCGGTGCCAATAGAGCCCAATCTGACCGTGACTACGCCGCTAATTTGGCTCAGGGCTATCGTAATGCAGCGTATGACCCAATGAGTGCGCTGCTTGGTCAGACAAGCAATGCTGCTCAAACTGCTGGTCAACAGCAAACCTACGCTCTGGACTTGGCCAAGATGTTCAACACCCCCACAACCTACAATCCAGACACGGGTGTCAACTTGGCGTTGGCTAACAATGCCAACATGGCAAATGCTGCTAATACTCAAACCGCAGCCAATGCCCAAATAAATGCCGCAAAAAATGCTGCTTCTGCTACCAAAACTGCTGGCGCTACAACTGGAATCGCAACAATTACAGCGGCGGCACTCGTCGCTTTTTAATGCAATACCAAAACAAGATAGACGCTGCTCATTTAATTATTGAGCAAACGCTTAGTCGTGCAAAAAATCCAGCAATCATGTGTTCTTTTGGGAAGGACAGCATGGTTATGCTTCATATCCTAAAAAGTAAGGGAATTAACCTTCCTGTTATTTTCTACACAGACCCTTGGTTCCCAAAGAAATATGATTTTGCTCGCAAGGTAATATCAGACTGGAACTTAACTGTTTTTGACTACGCCCCAATTGCCGTTACAATGTGGGAAGGTGAGAGCATTATGGCATTCACCAACCACTATCAAATTGGGGATGTGGCTCGTGGCGGGCTGCTTCAGCTTCCTAAGAACATCATTGAACCAGAGGAAGGCAAAAAATGGATTTGCGGCTTGGATGACGTAATAAAACGTCCTACCAGTAACTTTCAATATAATTGGGACTTAGTTCTAATTGGCCATAAAGACAGCGATGAAGATCAGATAGCTGGCAAGGTTAACCTCCATTGCGACGTAAAGAAAAACAACGGCATTGCGCCAGATGCCGCTTTTCCCCTGCGCTATTTTAACGACAAAGACATCTGGGAATACACCGAGAAGTTTGATGTTCCCCAACAGTGGGATAGGTATGACAGGACCACCAAGAAGGAAAACCCTAATAAAGAAACTAACAGCGACTACGCCAATGTCTGCATATCTTGCATTGACATAAGAAAGAAGGGGGAGTTTGTTAAGTGCCCTAAGTTAAACAACCTAGTGGTTTCTAACATTTCGGAAAGCGTTTGCTACGATAAGCCCAAGTTTAGTTATTTTGGGAATCAAAATGCTTAAAATACCCGCTAACATTCTTATCAGCAGCATTCACGGTAGGGGTGTATTTGCCGCCATTGGCATACCCAGAGGAACTGTTGTTTGGAATTTTGAATGGCCAGACAGCAAAAAGTTGTTTGTTTTAGCTACGGACTCTGAAAAGCACTTTGGTTATGTTAATCCAGCCAATCCAGAATGGCTTGTGCTTTGTGGGGATGAAAGCTGTTTTTGGAATTTCAGTAAGAACCCCAACTGCGAAATGGAGTCTCCCCCAACCAAGCATTTTGAATCACCCCTCGTTGCATCCAGAGACATCTTGTCTGGAGAAGAGCTAACTGTTGGAACTAACACCGATATGGATTCTTTTAGAAAGCTATCATTTTAACAGTGATAATAGGGGTTCTGAGCAACTGCGGTGAGCTGCTAGAATGGACCTAGTTTACATGAGGCAGTAACAAAACTATTTTTATGATTGGAAGCTCCGTAAATCCCGCCCTAGGTCGCATTGACTACTCCCCCATCACACGGGGGGCTGAATCTGCTGCACAAAGCATCCAAGCTGGTGGTCAAGCCTATGGGAATATGTTCGCCAACCTTGGCCAACAAATCGGTAGTGGCATCCAGCAATATCAGAAGAATAAAGAGGAGCGCGATTTTTACGAAGCACAGGCAAGGAGCAAGATTGGTGAGGCGATTCAGTCTATGAATCAATTCAAGTCAAATCCCAAGG